GGATAACATCGCCTGGCCCCAGGTAAATAAAATCGGCACCCTTTGGCCACTCTTTTACATGCTCGGCAATGTGCGCCAGATCTGCCGCTTCCTGCTTGTTTGGATTAATCATGCCGCCATCCTCTCTTTCTGAATTTCCCGAATTTGCTGATTCCACTCTTTGCGCCGCGCTTCCATTTCCTGCCAATCCCACTTAACCGGCGCCGTTTTCGATTCGCAGTAGTCGATAATTCGCTGCGCCTCTTCCGCGCCAAACCGATAAACCAGTCCCTGCTTGTAACCACGGGTTGTTTTGGTGCCCTCGATGTTCCCGCTCAAGGATTCGTTGCAGTACCTGTTGCATTGCAGGAACGTGTTCATTCGGTCATACCGTAGATTTGATTGCGCGCCACGCGTCTTGAGATGACCACAGCACCAGTCCATGCATATCCGGCCACAGGAGATGCACTCGGGCTCCATGCCTCGCTCCCTGAACCACTGCATTTCCTCTAGCACACGCATTTTGTTAAACGCCGGCTGGCACTGCTTGTGCTGCCAGCGCACATCACGCCGATTAAATTCGCGCAGATCCTTGCTTGCCGCGGTCTTTTTGATCTTTGCGACCTTCTCGCGGTTCGTGCTGGCCAGGTGCAGGCCATGCTTGGTGGCGCAATCGTATGAGCAGAAGCCGGCAGCCTGAATGGGCGTGGATGCCTTCTTGGCCGGCAGCGGTGAGCGGCACTGTTTGGCGCGGCACTTTCTCATTCAGCCACCTCCAGCCGGAATCATGGACGCCAGCGCTATCAGGCAAACTGCAATGCCCAGGCTAATAACGAACTTCACAAAGTTGTCGTCTTTCACTCCACCCCCTCAACTTCATCCAAACCCGAAAGCGCGTAATGCCGAAAAGTCAGATCCACTGCCCGACTCCGGCCCACTTCCGAACACTTGATCTTGCCGCCAGATGCCAGAAACTCGGCGGTCTGCGCTTCGATCTTCGCGGACTGCTCGCGCTTCATGCTGTTGCTGCGCATTGAGATGTTGATGGGCTGATATCTGCGCTTTAATTCGTTCTTGGTCATGCTGCCAACCCCACTAAGTTCGCCATTTGCTCGATTTGCTCCGGCGTCATGCCGGTCCAGTAGTTGTCGATAACGTGCTGACAGAACTGGCCATAGATCGCGTGAAACTCGCCATCGTCCATATCGGCAAAGTTCAGGCTGAGCGGCATCCGTATGGTGGCCAGGCCAACGCCGGGAACTTGAACGCCCATTTCCTCGCAGCCAATGTTGCCTTCCCATTGCAAGCGCTTCAGGACGCCGTGGGGCTCCATGTTCTGGAAACCTTCGATGTTATCCACCAGCATCTGCCCGAGCTTGTGAGCCCGGCGCCAGTTGTGCAGGCTGCGCGGCTTCTTGGGATCAGCGGCAAGAACATCCCCGACGCGAAACCCCCGCTTGCGCAGGGTCTGCCGAGAAATATCATCGTTTGGCGCCAGCGTGCCTTCGGGCGTTACCCGGAACATGACGGCGCGGCTTGTCTTTTTACGGGCCGGCTTGCTCATCTCACCCACCCGACGAATCCGCAGGCATAACCCATAATTGCGTATGCGATTAAATCAGTGACGCCCTGAGACTCCATTGCCACGCCTACAGCAAAAAGCAGGACTCCAGATAGGATTAGGGGCATTAGGCTGCCCTCCCTGGCCCGCTTGGCTCAGTCGAACAGCACTCATAAAGCCCGCGGCGCTCTATCACAAAACCGTCATGCATCAGTTCGTGCAGGGCGCTGCGAATATCTTTCGGGTGCTCGCCAAGCTCTATCGCAACCGAGGCGCACGTTACGGGGTTGCCCGCCGCGGTCACTGAGCGCAGCACGCGCCGATTTAGAATCTCGTTTGTCATTGTGTCGACTCCTGAAATCGTTTCTTGCTGAGTCATGCTGATAGCTCCATTTTTACAATCACCACATCGACCGACGCACCCCTGAACTGGCTTTCATAAACGCGGGAATAGGTATGCGCATATCCTGGGATAAGCTCTTTGCCTTTGGCGCTGGAGGGCAGGATTGCAACGAGGATTCCGTCAGGCCGCAGCATGGTTGCCGCGTGTTCAATGTGGGCTTGCCAGCGGCCCTGGCTGTAAGGCGGGTTCATGACAACGCGATCAAAATTCAGCGCACTGGCCATACCGAGAAAGTCAGACTGTTCGACGTAATAACCCTTAGCTTCCAGCACTTGCGCGTGCAGTGAACTAATCTCGACACAGGTTATTGAACAGCACGGATGCATCAGGTCGGCAAGGTTGCCGGTACCGGCTGAAGGCTCAAGGCAGTCATGCTCAGGGCTAATATCTGCCAGCTCCACCGCGTCCCGCGCAATACGCTCAGGCGTCGGGTAAAACTGGTGACTTTTCTGGTCAGGAATGCAGCCGCTACACACGATTTCCTTGATGACCGGATCTGGGTCATAGTCGAACTGAAACCACTGGTATGCGTTAACGTTTTTCCGGACGCCGCCGAGCATTTCTAAAACCTGCTCAACCTCCGCGATAACATGCTTGTCTTTTTCGTGCGACTCGATACGCAAAGCATTGGGGATGATGCGCCGGCTACGATCTGCCTTTTCGTAAACGGGCTTAAGTCTGTGCAAAATTTCCAGCACTGCGAAAGGTAAAGGCCTTTCCATGAGCGTGAAGTCTTTCAGCTTCCGCGCCGGCTTTTTCCGAAAGCGTGAGGGAATCGCAGAGGGGTGTAGGTGCGCCAGGATTTCATTCAGGCGCCAAGAAATATCGGGGTGTATTTCGATATGCGCATTGCCGTTCAGGTAGCAGCGGACCCGCAGCGCCCCACCGTCCACCGTTACCCAATCGCCACGAAACTGTGCACGGCATATCTCAACCACTCGATTGCTGGCGTTGTAGTCCGGTTCATCCCTTCCCATCAGCTTTGCGATAACCTGGCGCAGATCGTTTACGTGGCCTGTCTGCTGCCTGCCGTATGAGCCCCAGCTATCGGTTACGCCGGTCAGGATCATGCGCTTGCTGAATCCCTCGGGCTGGTTGGTGATGTGCGTCTTGCTCAGCGCGCGGAATATGCCATCTACTTTTTCGGCCAAGAAATTCATTCGGCTGGCGAGTAGCTCGGCCAGGGTTGCGCGAACGGTTGATTCTTCGAAATCCGGCGTCTTCATTTCGCGGATGCTTTCGAACCATTCCTCGCGACGCTTTGCCGGCATAAAATCCAACACGTCGGTTAAATTCAGCGCCTGGCTCCAGTAGCTGGCATTGATCGACGCCATGCCATCTTCAAGGCTAAACCCCGGCAAGCGGTAGCTTCCGCGATTACGTTGACTTGATGCGGCTTCAAAGTGGCCACACACAGCTTTAAAGTCAGCACCCTTAACGTACTCACAGACTCGTTCGATTCTTCCCTTGTCGGCGTTGTAGCGACCTACAAGGCCATCTACCATGTCGGTGCTGGCTGGTGCGAAGAATTGGGATTCAGCCAAAGGCTGTACAGCAGCGCTCACAAATCACCCCCACACGTAAACGGCACATCCGATTTCACGCGCTTCTCTGGCTGATACCAGGTGTCTGTTGTCATCGGCTCCAGCGTCAATTCGCGCTTGCAACTTTCCATTGTGACTTCGCCCATGTGGATTCCATTCTGTAACGGTGTGCCGCGCTGGCAGTGTGGGCAGGTCATGATTCAGCTCCGTAAGAAAGCTCCCACGTCGGGTGATATGGCCGGGGGTGCTTCATGCCATCTATGCGGATCATCAGATTTGCGCCACGAGCCGATGTTATGACTCCGGTTTTCGTTGCCTGGCTGCCGCTGTACGTGACACGCATCCCGCGCTTTGCCGGTACGCCGTAATATTCGCGAATATATTTCATGCTCATAGCTCCACCCCCATGCGCTCAAGTTCGATGCTCATAACTCCATTCCCCGCTTGTTCTTTTGTCGCTTCTGATATTGCTCCTGCTCTTTCGCCTCTTTCGCTGCACGAAGGCCGTTAAAGTCGATCCTGTGACCCAAGGCTTTGAATCGTGAGTATTTCCCTTCAAACTCCAATGCCTCGCTGCCACGCTCACCCATGCGTATCTTTCCGAAGATGATTTCAGTGGTTGCGTCAGGGTCGTCCGGGTTGTCGTAGTAGCCTTGACGGAAGGGGAATATAATTATGTCCGCGTCCTGCTCGATGGCACCGGATTCACGCAGGTCGCTCATCATTGGCCGCTTGTCGTTTCTAGACTCAACGCCGCGACTAAGTTGTGACAGGGCGATCACCGGGCACTTGAACTCTTTGGCCAGACCTTTCAGTCCGCCTGAAATCTTTGTGATCTCGTTGGTGCGGTT